TGTGTTGACCCTGAATCAAATAACGCAGGACACACTGGAGGCGCTGGGTAAAGTAATTGACCCCGCAATTCTAACCACCAACCGAGGACTGATGTCAGATTTAGACTTGCGTCGCTCTGGTGTGACAGTGGTTAGGGACGTCAACGATATAGTCCCATTTGAGTCTAAAGCGCGATTTGACGTTGGAGAGTTAAAAATAGAACGTCTGCAGGCGTCAGTACGGGCCGCATTTTACGTGGACCAGTTGGAGTTGAAAGAAAGTCCAGCAATGACTGCCACCGAAGTAAATGCCCGTGGTGATATGGTACTTAAATTAATGGGCCCAACGTCTGGGCGATTCCAGACAGACTTTTTAGACCCAATGCTTGAGCGGACGTTCAAGATTTTGTTGAGAGCGGGCCAATTCCCGGACATTCCTCAAGAGGTTCTGCACGCGAATGCCCAGCTAGATATCGAGTACACCGGTCCGATGCCACGAGCACAGCGCCAAGACCTCGTGATGGCTATCAACAATTGGGCGGGAACCGTGGCCCAAATGGCGGAAATTAACCCGCAAGTGTTGGCAATCCCTGATTGGGACCAAATGATACGCGAAACAGCCGAATTGGCTGGAGTACCGGCAAGATTGACTCGGGACCAAAAAGAAGTGGATGCCGAGCGCGAAGCTGCCGCCAAAGCAGCCGAGCAACAACAACAACTAGAAACAGCCCAAGCCGGCGGGGATGCTATGAAGGCAGTGGGCGAAGGCGCACAAGCCATGGGAGGTCCGCAATGACCACCGCAAATGAACGTCGCCTGGAGGCGGAACAAGAAGCCGCCACTATAAAGCGCATATTAATGTCCCCAGACGGGCAGAAATTATATGAATTTTTAAGCAGAGAATATATGGAGCGTACGTCCCACGTGGCGGGTGACCCATACACTACCGCGTTCCGCGAGGGTCAACGGAATGTGGTACTTATTTTACTTGACCTGAGAGAGAGCGAATATGAATTACAAACATCTGTTATCGAAGTTACTTGAGGGTGAACCGGACGGCCAAGCGCCGGCGGCCCCCGCAGCAGACCCGGCACCTGCGGAACCTGCAGCGGCTCCCACACCGGAATTATCTGCGCTTTTGGGCTCAGAGTATCAAGAGGCGGCGTCATTGCAGGATTTCAAGTCTGTCGATGCGCTTGCTAAAGGATATATGGATTTAAAGCAATACCAAGGCAGTAGCCTACGTATTCCGGGAGAAGACGCAAGCGCCGAATCCCGCCAAGAATTCAACCAACGTTTGATAGATGACGTGCCCGGTGTAATGTTGCGCCCAGATTTTACGGTGCCAGAGCAAGCCGCGGAATTTTACAAAAGTATGGGGGCTCCTAACGAAGCGGACGGTTATCAATACACCGCCCCAGAAGGTGCAGGAGATTTTAAAACAGATGATGCCCGCATCAGCATGTTCAAAGACATAGCGTTGCAGAACGGACTGACCAAATCACAGTTTTCCAACATCATGAACGAAATAGTGGCGTCCGACGTAAAAGACTCCACCGCCATGGCCGCCAAAGCGGAGGAGGGAATGGTATCCCTTCGTCAAGAGTGGGGTCACGCGTATGACCAGAATACCCAAGTAGCTATTAATATAGCCAAAGCCACGGGAGCGCCACCGGGAATGCAAGACGCTTTATTGTCCGGAAACGTTGGTCCAGACACCATGAAATGGTTGCATTCACTGGCGTCTAAGTTTGGTGCGGAAGGACAAAATTTAATCAACAAGGACCCAGCAGTGTACAAATCAACACCAGCAGAAATACAAGACCAAATCAGTGACATAATGGGCAATCGGGACCACCCATATTGGGTGGCCGGACACCCAGAGCACGACCAAGCAGTGCAGAAAATGTTGGGACTCCAACGGACGTTACACGGCGCATAATTGACACGGTGGGTGTTTGCGTGTTATAATCTTCCCAAAGATTACGCGCAAGCGCCTTTCACACACATTGGGCCCGAATGATCGGATTACTCAAATAAACTTTAATTTTGGAGTATATTATGGGTAAATACACAGCCCTAAGTTTCATCCGAATGTTGGTATCCCTAACATTCAAAGGCGTACAACTTGCAGTAGTCAACATTGATTCAGCATATGTACAATCATTTGAAAATAACGTCCGTTTTATTGCGCAACAAAAAGAAGCAAAATTGCGCGGTCGTTCTCAAACTAAATCCGAGTCATCACAGAAGCATAACTGGGAAATCTTAGGCACACTGGAAGCGGCTGAAAAGACGTCTGCCAGAACAGCAACCCCAGTACAAGATGCAGAATGGACACGCCGCGTTTCGTTGGCGAAAACATACCACATTGGTACTAGTACTGAATTAGAAGATCCAGTTCAAATGTTGGTAGATCCAAACAGCAATATCACTCGTGCAGTAGCAATGGGTATGAATCGTCAGTTTGATGATGTGTTCATTGAAGCGGCAACAGCCGACGCATTGTTGGGTGATGGCACAACATTAGCATTTGATGTTAACCAAATTGTTGGTGATGGTACAGCGCCTATTTCCTTTGACTACGTAACCGAAGTCCAAGAAAAGTTCATGCAGAATGACATTGACCCAGAAGTACCAAAATGCTTCGTTGTTGGGCCAACTCAAATTCGTAAATTAATGCAGTTGACAGAACAAACAAGCAATGACTACGTGTCAGCGCAACGTTTATTGTCATATGGTATTGTTCCGAACTGGTTAGGTTTCACGTGGATTAACTCAACTCGTTTACTATCGCCGGGCGCAGGTGAGATTGATTGCTTAGCATTCACAATGGATGCAATGGGCATGAACATCAACACTGACATCTCAGCTAAAGTAGCACAAGATCCGAGCTTAAGTTTCGCATGGCGCATATATAGTCATATGACACTTGGTGCGGTCCGTGTTGAAGATCAGCAAATCGTAAGAGCTCATTTATTGGACTCATTGTAATCGGGTGGGCCCTTCGGGGCCCTCTTGTTAGAGGAAAATGATATGACGTTAATGGTACACGCTCCTATTGGAGCAAATAAAGAAATTTCTGGCCCCATTGTAATGTCGGATACCGCTGTTGCGGTGCCAACTGGTAGTGTTGCAATATATACACTATCAACTGTTCCGACGTATCGACAATTGGAAACGGTTAATGGATGGCGCATGTTGTATAATGGCATTCGTGACCGAAACCTTTTAGACGTCCAATTCAACGGGGCTGTCTTATATTCTGGGGTTTCTATAGATTCCACAACAGAAAACAACCGACGCACTGCATCTGAAATCACATCGTTCAACACTGATGATGTGGTAGTTGCAATTGGCGCGGCGGCCACTTCTGTATTTAATGGCGCAATTGAACCACTGGAAGCGGCAATGCATTCATTGGTAATATACGCCGCTGAAAATTCTTTGAGGTTAGCATAACATGAAGCAAGGTGCAAATTTTCAGGACATCAACAAAATCCGTGAATTAGCGGCGGGCGGGTTAAACGCAGACGAAGTGTCACATACACTACGTATTGCCAAGGGCGTAGTATCTAAATTTATGCCCAAGCCAAAGCCCAAAGTTAAACCAAAGCCAAAACCTGCGGAGTAGATAATGCCTACTGAGGTTAGTATATCTAATCAGGCCATAATCCGAGTTGGTGGTAATATTATCATCAGTTTGGATGATGAGTCCATTGAAGCTCAAGTTTGTAAAGCGTTTTATGAACCAACGCGGGACATTGTGTTGGAGGAGTTTCAATGGTCATTTGCCATCAAGCGATACGTGTTACCACAAGTGATAGCAGACCCGTCAGTAGTTAACGCTGGGCAATACTCTGGATACTTTTTACAACCGGCGGACATACTAAACATCATCCGCGTTGCAGACAACCCAGATGACCGGACCCCAGCTTCACAGTGGGCAAAAGAAGGCCCGTACATAACATCAAATATAAAGCAAGCATACGTTAAAGCTGTAGCACAAGTAACAGACCCAAAACAGTTTTCCGCCATGTTCACACAGGCGTTTATGTTACGCTTGGCGTCAGAAATAGCCATGCCACTAGCACAAAGCGCAAACTTACAAAAATCGTTGTTGTCAGAGTACGGACAAGCGGTTAGAGCGGCATCTGCCCGCGACGGCCAACAAGGCACTCCACTAAGAATACGTTCCAATGAATATGTCGCAGTCCGGTCAATGGACAATGGCGGTTCGTACTTGGGGCCATACGTGTGAAGATAACACCACTTCAAACGTCGTTCAGTGCGGGTGAATTGTCGCCCATGATGTGGCAACGTTCGGACACCGAAGGTTACAAGCAAGGCTTATCTGATTTAACAAATATGATACCGGACCCGCGTGGCCCGGCATTTTCTCGTGCTGGTAGTAAATATATCGCTGAGTACACAGGCAACAATGCCCGGGTAATGGCAATTCCAGTAAACGACAACTTTTTTTATTCGGCGGTGTTCATTGACCAAGAACTCCACATAGCATCAATACAGGGCCACAACCCGAGTTTCCCGTTGGTTATCAACCCAAATTTTAATTTGGGGTCCGACGGGTGGGCGGAAGCCACCGATGGCCACGTCACATCAGTAGTAAATTTCCACATTGGTGAAGTTGAAATAACAGTAAATAACAATAATGGTCGTTGGGCGTACATTGCCCAGGAAATCACTGGCCTCCTTATTGACACAGATTATAAAGTATTGTGGAGCGTAGAAGGCTCGCCAAACGCCACAGTGAAAGTTGGTACATTAGCCAACGACGGAACAATATACACCGGCGACACCGATATAGATATAGGTGAGCACACTTTTAACTCTACCACCAACACTGCCGTGTGGATTACGGTACTGTTAGATGCGGCAGATATAGCGGTTGATACCACTGTAATAGTTGGGTATTTTGGCCTAGTTGAA